AACATCCCACCAACTTCTATGGTCTGGACCACTTCCACCAAACATCCAACCAAGTCTATGAACTTCAACCTCTGTACGGTTGCTTGATTCCACTCTATTAACTTTACGATCTGATGTTTCTTGTCCAGTCCAATTAGTCTCCCAAGAATTCCACTGGATTGGTGCCATACCAGTTTGAGGATCAACTCCAAACTGTTGCATTGCTTGTGCCATAGTTCCAGCAAAATTACCTTCTTGTTTGATAATTTTTGCTTTAATTCTTGCAGTATCTACCCAAGTATCTGAAGTAGGAGTTAATTTTACAGCTGCTTGCCAGAAACTAACCAAGAAAGGTGTAACACTCTCTGTCCTAGTAGCAAATTGCTGACTTAACCATTCCTTCTCAGTATAATCTAGAGTAACAACACCTTCACCCTTCTTAATATTAGTACCTTCTGGATCCAAGAATGATAAATCAGTATCAGCTGATATACCTTCAACAGGTCCAGGCATTAAATCAATAGAAGTTGTATAATGCTGTGCTCTCAATTCCTTATTGGTAGGATCTAAACTATTCCGTATTTTAAAGGAAGTTTCTTGTGGTTTAAGTGATGTGAAATTATCAACATAGAATCCAGACTTAAATTTATTCAATCCATCTGCATCAGGAATGAACATATTAGAAGTATCTGTTTCAAGTAAAGATAATGATGTATAATATTCAAGGTTCTTAATTCTATCCTCAAGATCCTTAATATCAGACATCCGATATCTCTTATGCTTTAAGAAGTCTAGTGAACACCCACTTTCAACATCAAATAGGTATGGTGCTATCTGACAACTACCAATTTCTATAGAATCTTCAATAGATACAGGTCTTTCTGGTTTCTCTGCAGGATCTCCATATTGAACTTGGAATTTTCCATCTTTAGTCAAAAAGATTCTATCAATTCTACCGAGATAGAATGAGAAATTAGTAATAATAGATTCATCAGATGCTAAAATATTCTTAGCAGAATTTCCTGCCCCATCAAATGATCTTCCATAAAATTCTAAAGGAGATCTTGAGTTTTCAACTACAGTATAATTGCCAACCTTTGGTCTTATATCAATAGTATCTGTTACTCTATCACCATTGATTGACTGAATATCTTTACTATAATTCCAACTATCATAAGAATTCTTTGTAGTAATGTCACCTTCATCAGTAGACTCATAATATCCATTACTAAAGTATATCTTCAAACCTTTAGTCGGTGCTTTAGCAGCAGACTTTCTAGTAATAAAACCATAATCATAGAATGATGGTTTTTGACCAGTAGCATATGTATAGTTATTTGAAATATTTCTACTTGGATTATCAATAGTTGTTATAACACCTTGAACCTTTGATTCCTCAAATGTAACTACTTCCCCTTCTTCAAAAGAAGTTTGATTTGTTATAATAAATGAAATCTGAGCATCAGTTAAATTTTCTGCATAAACTGCTTTTGCACCAGTATTAGAACCAGTAAAGGTTTCTCCAACAATCAAATCTGTAGTTTTTCCACTAGCACCATTTAAAGATGTTAATGTTACTTTTGGTGCAGATGCACTACCAGTATCATTAGATTCAAAAATACCAAGAATCTTAGTAATATCACCCTGATTCAATACAATCCTTGAATCCTGTACTCTTGTTCCTATTGGGAAATTACCATATACTAATCCATCATTCAGAGTTGTTGCACCAATACCAGAACCTTCTTTAAGAGATGAATTAACAATAACTGAATTTACTCTATTAAGTCTCTTAATCTTATGAGATGGTTTTGATTTAGTTAAGGTTGCTACCAATACACAACCAGTACTATCAGCACCTAAACCATTAATCTGTAAGGTAGTAGATCCAGCAGTAAACTGGAACATATCATCAGTAAGTCCTACTGTAGATCCATCTCCCTTCATTAAGAAATATCTTTCTTCATCAAAAGGTAAGAATGTTTCATTAGTATCAGCTGATACTGCATTGCTAAGTTGACCACCAACAATAGCAACACCAGTAAATGTTTTTCTGATTGTTAACGATGCATCAGTAAGATCAACATCCGAAATAAAGAATTTCGGCATTAAAGTATATAAACTATTTTCTGTAGAACTTTCAAATGGAGTTTTTACAAGTCTTAAGTTTGGTACATTTAATTTAGTATTAGCAGTACCTTTATATAATGCACCCTCAACTACTCCACTAACAGTTGATACTCCAGTTACAACAACATCATTTGTATTAACTTCAGTTATTTTTGCATATGAAGGTAAACTATTACCCAATCCACCAAACGAAAGTATATTACCAACCTTTAAATTACCAGGGAATAATGGATTCTCACTAGTTACTGTACTGATAGAAACAGCACCACTTCCAGTAGAAGATTCAAGTGTCGCTTCTCCAAAGAGAAAAGAATTCTTTTGTATAACATTAGCAGCAAAACTTCTTGCAGCACCAACATTACCTAACTGTGGTCCACCATAAACTGATTTAACATCTTCAACTCCATATGAAGTTACAGCAACAGCAACACGATTATTTGCTACTCCATTAAATTCAAATGGTTCATTCTGTAAAAATTCTCCAGACTTCTCATAAACATCCAAAGATGTGCTATTACTTACAGCATCTTTTAAAAATCCAGTAGCACCACTATACTTTCCTTTAATTTCTGTAGGAACAGTAAGAGATATTGAATTATTTAATGTTATACGAGATGTTAATTGTAAATCATAAAGTGCAATATCCCATTCATTTGTATTTGCATTTGAAGCAGCATATGAACCAGACTCCAATGCATGGTCATAAACCCTGGCAAGACCAATCTCTTGTCCTGCTACTTTAAAACCATTATCACCTAGTCTCTCATTTCTTAAACTAACGATATAAGTATTACCAATTCCAATTGTAGGAGCACCAAGAACAGTATTAAGACGTAATGACTTTCCTGTCCTATAGTTAACTGCTTGACTTTCTAGTCTCTTAGTTGATCTTGTTTTTGGACAATCTATGAATTCTGAACTAATTGTCTCAATTTCATATCCTTTTACAAATGCCTTTCCTGGACTAACCTGATATACAGCAAGATCATCAGATGCTAAAGTACCTGAAGGTGTAAATTGACCATCTTCAAATACACCATTATTTCCAAGTCCGTCATTTAATGAGTTTTTTACAGAAACATCAAATGCTTTAATGGTATAGTCACCTGATTCTGCATGTGTTCTTCTAGCAAGTTCATCTGCAATAAAATTATATTTTGTATTCTTTGTCTGAGATTTTAAATTTCCCTGATCAATAACTGCTAATTCTATAAAATTAGAGTCATTAAAATCGTCTAAAGGTTTGATGTATAGACTAACTGAAATCTTAAGACGGTCAGCACCTGGTGCAGCATAGTTGTTAAAACCCTTTGCATTATCACCTAAAGATGGATCTTCATCAGAATTTAAAATATCTTCTTCTATTCTTAAACCTATCCTACCACTAGCAGTATTATTATACTGACTTAAAAGAATTGTTTCATCATGTACATTTACAAAATTACCTCTTATAAAATAAACACCATTGGAAATTGAGAATGATGATCCTGTAGAAGTAGCATTTGTAGCAATACAAGAAGCAAAAGATTCCCCAGAAGGAATGAATGCATTATTATTTGGACCAGAAATAATATCGTTATCAGCAGTTAATAATTCACCATCAGCAAATACCTTAATATTACTATCTTCAACACCAGAAGACATATAGGAAACATATATTGTTAGATTTCCTCTTTCAGATTCTTCTTTCAATAAAACCTGCTTAATAATAGCAGTTACACCAGTAGACAATCCAATTATCTTTCTACCAACTAACTGATCAATATAATAATCAACAGGTACTCCTAAATGAGTATTATTCAATTCTACAGCAAAAAACTCTGGTGAATACGCTGTATTACCAGGAATTACTTTAGCACCTTCTTTAAAGAAGTGCTGACCAAACTTTTCAATCTGATTCTGAAGAATAGACTGAAGACCACTTAATTCTCTTGCCTGAACTGGATATCCAGGCTTAAACAGAACCTTATGGTAATTGTCATTTGCATCAAAATCGTCAAAATATGGGCTGACGTTGAGATTGGTTTGTTGAGCCATAGTATTTTAGAACTGTAATATGATCTTGATGTCTTCTTTTTGGTTGGAAGATCGTGTAATAGACGGTCTGTGGTCAACGTATATCATATTTCCAGAATATTTTTTAATTTCTGGGTTTGCTAATCCTTTAGTGAATGACTGACCAAGGTAATATGTCCTATTATTTATTGAGGTTGAGAGACCAGTGAACGTAGTACTAATGGACAAATTAGAACTACCACCAACAATGATTCTATTACCACCAGCAGTTGGATCAGAAGTAAATCTTGTTGTGTCATAACCATATGTAGCGGCTGCTACGGTTTGAGCAGTACCAACAGTATTAAAACCAGCAATGGTTCTATCCTGCCAATATTTCAAGACTCCTGTAGTTTGATCGTAACTAACAGTTCTACCAACAGCAGTAACACCAGTACCAACAGTTTGAGTAATAAACCCGTCAGCAGGGAAGGTAACTGAACTATATCCAGTACCTGTTAATCTAAGTGCATAAGTGGCAGATGCTTTATCAAGGGTAAGTAACTGTGTAGAACCCCAAGCATAAGGATTCTCAATAATACCAATTCTTGCAAACTGGTTTCCTGTTATAAAGTCTGGGTTTTCTGTATCATTCTCAATTCTTGCATAAAGTAACGCACTAGATGCACCCAGTTCACGGTAAATATCTTTACCATGTCCACCTGGTGGAGGAATAATTACGTCGAGAGTTGGTTCAGTTGTGGGTGTTGGTACAGATCCAGAAGCAAGATCAACATTACCGTAAGTATAACCATATCCTTCGTTAGATATAGTGACACTTTCTATCTGTTGGTCGTTGTTTACAACAACAGTACACTCTGCATCAAATCCATCACCTTTAATTGGAACCCTTGTATAAGTCTGGTTAGCAGTACCAATACCAGTTCCTCTGTCTTTAATAACAACGATCTTAATACCACCATCAACAGCATTATTGCGAATAGCACTATCTGTTGTATTAGTATCCCACTCTGCAGGTACTGGCATAAAGTCAGTAGAATCAAATTTGATTAAATCTGCAGGTTTGATGGTATAAAGATATTTCCAAATATATCCATCACCAGAAGTACCAGCAATTCTGGGTTCTAAGTCTGTAAAGGTTGGTTCGTCTAGAGAAGGTTTTCCATCAGGTGTTTCTGGTGTAGTTCCGTTCTGTAAACAAATGTAAACTCTAAAATCACTATTAACAACAAAATAGTTTGCCGTATATAATGTAGTACCCCCAGAGTTCTTAGGAGCATTAGTGATACTATAGTCTTGTCTATAATAATCGTAAGTTGTACCAGAACTCCAGGAGTTCTTTTGGACAATTTGCTTACAATCAGCAGGTGTTATCTTCTTAACCGCTATCATATCATCCCAATAATCATTGGAATCGTTAAAACTATCTACGGGAGAAGGTGGTGAAGAATCCCAATCAGTCCTAATTCCTGTAGGATTAGGAAGACCTACAAAAGCATAATAAGAATTAGTATTCGTCGAAACACCTGCAACGAAGTTTTTCGCATTCAATATTCTTATTTGATCAGTTATAATGGCAGACATTGACCGTTAAGTACTACTTTTTTTATTATTTAGACGACATAATTTGTAGATTTCAACTTATCCCTTCTCTTGACCTGTGGCCCAGTGATTATACCAACCACACCATTCGATGTGTTGATAGTATAACTTGTTGAAACCATCCTATCACTAAGTTGAATTCTACCCCAACTATACTCTCCAACAAAGGAACTACTAATACCTTGACCGAGTGTAGAGTAACCAACAGTTGATTGAAGTCCTTCCCAATTTTCAACAGCAGTAAAGACTCTGCGTAAGTTATTAGTACCAGGAACTGTAGATCCAAATCCAACAGTACTGAGACCGACATAGTGACTAACTTGATAAATGTTATCTAATGCGGTGGTTCCAATACCAATACTATGTCCAGAAGCATCTAGAGAAGTAACACCAGAACCAATATTAGACCCTTTAACCATAAAGTAATGACCCGTAGTTAATCCACTTACTGATATTGGGTCTGGAGTAACAATCGCAGAATCTCTTAAAGGTGAAGTTGCGGGAATCCACATATCAAATGCCAATCCATAAGTCATTCCAATTCCAGCAATATTGGTAACAATACCAACACCAGAAACAATACCATAATCACCATTATAAGAATCAATACTATTCTCTTCTCTGATATATGTTGGTTGAGAAATTATCACTTGAGGTGGTTTACCTGATGTATATGCAAGACCAGGAGAAGTAACAGTAATAGCACTCACAACACCATCTGTAAGAGTTGCAGTTGCAGTTGCTCTAGCAGTAGTACCTATTCCCGCTAATGGAGTACCACCAACTCCAATTGGAGTCTGTATATGCACCGTAGGAGTGCTTGTATACCCCCTACCACCCGTTGAAATGGCAATAGATGAAATTGTATTCGCTACGGAAACAATTGCTGTTGCAGCAGCACCTGCGAGGAATTCATACGTACTACTTGCATTAACTATCTGAATATTCTTCTGGAATGATCTATCAACTGCATTTTCATTTTCTGGGTCAAAGAATGGTTTACAATTATCAACCCATAAAGTAGTTGAACCAATACCAACTCCTTGAATCAAATATGCGGTTGGGAATATCATTGGTTCCAGTAGAGGACGATCCTTTCTTTGAATTTCACCATCAATAACCTTATCCTCTGTTTGCTTAATCCAAGCAATAGGTCTTACCTCAGTCGCATCATCACCTAAACCAACTCCAAAGTATGGGTTAGTATCAACTGCGTCTGAAGATTTAACTTCAACAACAGTTCTTTCATTTTCAACAAATTGTCTTGTGTTGTATGCAGTATCATAAGAAAGAACTAAATCATCACCTCTCTTAACTGTTTCAACAATATCTCTATCTTTTACGTCTTCACCACCAGTTCCTCTGTAGAACATCATTCTCATCTTATCACCCGCCACAGGTGCTTCAGTCATTGTTATAGTAGCACCACCGTTGAAGGTAAATCCTTCACCAGGTACCTGTAAAACATCATTAATTGTAAGAATGATTGTTTGATCAATTTCTATAGGAGAACCAGATTTAGTTTGAATAGCATATGATTCACCACCAACTGTAATTGGGAATGCCTTTCTAACACCATCAAATTTATCGGAGAAATCGTCAAGTACATCAAATTCTCCCATAGTCCACATATTAAATTCGTCATAATGAACTTTTTCTAGGGTTAACTTGAATGGTTTGTATATACCCTGATTGATTGGGATACCAACAGTTTGTGACTCATGAGTAGCACTACCTGTCATAAGGTTTGTAGGTACAGTCAATACATGTCCTGCTCCATAACCATATCCAAGATTAGTAATTTCAAAGTCAATTACTCTTCCACCAGTAGTTGCAACCCCAACAGTAATATTTGCTCTTGCTTGAGAACCACCAACACCTGGTGTTGAAGCATTATCATACCAAAGAGGAATATCCTGATAAGGTAATGGTGCATCAATTATTGCATCAAATGTAGATGATGCAGTACCAGGGAATCCAGGAACTGGATCAGTATATGTAATTGCAATACTTACAACACCACCATTAAGAACTGCTGCTGTACCAATGTATTGAATAGATGGATTTCCAGTAGTTGATAATGCTACACCAACTCTAACTACAGTTGCTATACCAACACCACCAATAGATGCTGTAGAACCAAATCCAACTGCACCAGGAGTTACTCTATAACCAGAACCACTATTACCAATAGCAACAGCAGTAACAATACCAGAAGAAGCAAAACGGACTGTTGCACCAGCAGAAACTAATGGTTGATAACCAAATCCTTCACTTGAACCAACGGAGATGATCATACCACCTCTTGGAACAGATGCATTATTAACATCCCAAGCAACAGAAGACGCAGCTCCTGTATATGTCATGGAAGTAATACCAGACACTTCACTTAATGTATAGTCACTTAATTCTCCTGGACCTTGTAGTATTCCATTTACTAATTGAATACCATATTGAGTAGAAATTCCAGTAATGTTTGATCCATTAACCTTTAAATCAAATATCTTTGTTTGTCCATTAAATTGATTGCCTATATCATCAATAATGTAATTGGTTGTATATGCATCATAATTAGAACCTTTAACACCAGAACGCATAAAGACTCTACCACTGAAACTAGAACCTGTTGTAATACCAACCCAATCTCTCTCACCTGGACGACTTGTTGAATGTCCTACAGGAGGTTCTCCACCATTAGGTGCATCAGAGAAGTTGAGAGTATTGTTAATAATATTATAATCACCTAATAGTCTTGTTACCGTATCACCAACTCCAGTTGGAGATCCACTATGGAAACCAAGTTTTGTACCCATCCAATGACGATAGACTTTAATCGCATTAGTGGAACCAAATCCAACAGAATCAATCTTCATTATTTCTTTATTGATTCTGATAATATCATCACTGTAGAATGACGTTATACCAGTGACATACAATGTATCACCATATGCAGCAAGATCTGTTGACAGTCCAGTAGTAACTGAAGTTTCTGTAATAGGTGCTTGAATTATATTATCAATTGTTATCAAACCTCTAGTATTTTCTGTTCCATATTTGGAAGTAATACTATGAGAAGTACCGATACCAACTGATGAAATATCAACTACAGTTGGTGTAGTCTTTAATGCATTCTCTGGAGATGTAGCAAGTTGAATATTATTAGCATCTTTCTTAACAACATATACCTGTTGAGGTAGGTATGTGATAGTTGCTCCCACACCTGGGAAGTAAGTAGCACCAATTCCTAACCTATCACCTGTAGTACCAATACCTGTAGTAGCAGAACAACTAACTCTGGTG